CACAGGAATACTTGCTAATAGTGAGTATACGGGATACAGCAAACACCCAGAAAAAACTTTTTCTAATCTTGCATACCGTGTGGCAGATGCCATGCTCAGAAGGAGAGTTCAAGATGAGCCTACTGAATGATCTATTTGCTGAAGCCCACGACGAGGTGTTGCAGGAGTTGTGGGACAGGAACTTAATCAAGATGTGGCGATTACCACGTCATTTGTATACGAGCAAAGCAGTTCCTATGTTTGTGAAAGACAACAACATCACATACGAGAAGTTCAACACACTCAAACGTACGCCACGCTATCAGAAACAACAACAAACAACTGTTGCGCGTTTTATAGCAGCGTACTTGCCCCAACTCAGCGATAAGCTGTGGGAGGACAAGATGTCTGAGGATGAGCTTGTTGCGTGGTTAGGTAAAAGCAAACTCGATACGATGATGATGATGATGGACGAGGATAAGGTAAGGAAAGAAACACAAGAAAAGTATCACATCAAGATGAAGTATCAACAAACGATGCTTGAAGGGAAAGCTGACGAGCGTTGGTATAACGCGCATCTACGCAGTTCGTGGTCAACAATAAAAGGAAAACGTAAATGAGTTTAATGAATCTAAACAAACCCGCAGAAACTGAAACGCAACCTATATTTGTTCTACACAATTTTCCCTACTACCCACACTACGGTACCCCACATAAATGGGTTGGGCCTGGGCACTGGACAAAGCGCAAGGAATACACCACGACTGAGTTGGTTGCACTAGGGGCACGTCTTTCGACGATGCAATTATGGAAAAGATCATGGACGAATGAGGTGAAGGGATGGAAAATTTTATAGTTTGGGGCTTTGGGTTTTTAGTTGGCTTCGTAGTCGGTGTACTCAAAGGCAGACGAAGCATTGTTCAAGAAGCACAAATATTAGTAGCAAACGCAATCATGGAGGTAAGAAACTATGAACGATCCCGTAAACCATCCTAAGCATTACACCGAGCACCCAAGCGGCATCGAGTGTATAGAGATTACCGAACACATGAATTTCTGTGTAGGGAATGCTATTAAATATCTTTGGAGAGCTGGCCTGAAGGGTGAGCAAGTTGAGGACTTGCGTAAGGCTCGGTGGTACATCGACCGTGAGATTGCACGGATACTGAATGGGGACGAACCGCCCTTTATGAAGAGGAGTGAGGAATGAGTCCTGACTATAAGTTCGCCATGCTCGCCGCATGGCTTGAGGGCTACGCCGAGGGCTTGCCTGATTACTGTACTGCTGAGAAGTTCAAAATAAAGGAGGCAGCAGAACTGCTGATGGAAGTGTACGAGCAGCGCATGAAGGAGAAGGACGAATGGAAACAACATGTAGGGGACCAAGCATGAAGCTAGGTGAAATTGATATGTGGTTTCGTGTGCTCGCCTTGCTCGGTCTGGGTATATCTATGACGATGGCAGCGGGTGGGTGGTTTGCAATGGCAGCAGTCTGCGCTGCTTTATTTCTTGAACCTCAAAAGTGGTGGTGAATATGAGCGAAAACAAAACAGCAAGGACACCAACAGATAGTGGGGTAGGTTTTATTGACGGTGTGTGGTATGGGCCAGGGCCTACGGCGTGGCAGTGTCAATGCGGCAAACCGTATACGGTTACTTGTATTTCAAGCAAACCGTCAAAGAAAGAATGGGTTGGGCTGACGGATGAAGATCGTAAAAGTTTTTACAAAAACGCCTATGCCATATCCGATGATGAGTTGATTGAAAGAGTCGAAGCCAAGCTAAAGGAGAAGAATCATGGATAAACAAGAGCCGGTATTTGTGGACCAAGAATATCTTGAGCGTCGTTGGGGTGTGAGCGGGGCAACACTGGAGCGTGATCGATCACTTAAACAAGGTTGTAAATATTTCAAGATTGGTGGAGCAATTAGGTATCGGTTGTCTGATATTGAAGCTTATGAAAACAAGTGCCTTGTGGAGACGAAAGCAAAATGAACGACCTACGAAAAGCAGCGGGAGAAGCGCTGGAAGCGTTAGAGGATGTGCCGTACATGTCAAACAAAGATGACTACGAGCGGCTAGAAAGGGTTAAAACGGCCCTACGCCAAGCACTAGAGACAAATCAAGAACCGTTTGAGTATTGGAACGCAGTTGAAGGGTGGGTAAAGATTGACGAGGTGCGTGAGCATTTTGATTCAGTAGGGTGTGGAACCATTTACAAATCGGCTGGCGAAGGTCGGTCACCTCTTTACACCGCACCACCAAAGAAAGAATGGGTTGGGCTGACTGATGAAGAGATTGCACAAGGACCACAGGAAGTTTTGCCTGCTTTGTATGGACGTTGGGGCTGGGCAGAAAAAGAAGCTTTTGAGGCGGTCGTTGCGTGGGCAGAAGCCAAGCTAAAGGAGAAGAACACATGAACAAAGAAACAGGTGGGCCAGCGTTTCCGCTGTTCGCAGCAACAGGCTACACAGGCATGACCCTGCGTGATTACTTTGCAGCTAAGGCGATGCAAGGTCTGTTTAGTTGCGGAAAAGCGCACGATGAGCATACCGCACACGTCACCGCAAAGGCGTCGTATTTGATGGCCGATGCCATGCTGAAAGCGAGAGAAGCATGAAGCAATGCAAATGCGAACACTGGCAACAATGCCCGACATGTATGCCTCACCGGTTTGATGAGGAGGGAAACCTTAAACCACCCGAGCCGACGCCGTTACAAGCTGCAAAGGCAGAAATTGAGTCGTTGAAGCAGCGTTTGTTTGAGATGCAAAACGCGGCAATCGATTTAGCTAAGCAGCAATTTTTAACTCAGGAAGATCTTGAACGACGATGGGGAATTAGTGGGGCGACGCTTGAGCGTGACCGATCGCTTAAGCAGGGCATGCGGTATCTGAAGATTGGCGGACTGATCCGTTACAGATTGCAGGATGTACTTGATTACGAGGCCGAATGCACAGTGGAAACAGAGCGGAGGAAAAAATGAGCAGAGAAGCCATTGAAGAAGCGATAGAAGTGCTAGAGGATGCAAGCGCAGAGATGCTGATGGAAACAGGCGATAAAAATTACTACATCGAAGCCATTGCCGTTTTACGCCAAGCACTTGTCGATGCCGACGACACATCACAAGAACGTGTTGATGAAATCGTAAAAGATGAACAGGAGCCGGTGGCGTGGTTTTCTACATCACCTGACGGAAAACTATCAAACAAATTTGCTTGTAAACCAACGGAAGGTAATTGGGTTGAACCGCTTTACACCGCACCACAAAAGAAAGAATGGGTTGGGCTGACGGATGAGGAGATTCTTGCTGAAATTCCTATAACCACTATCAGACCTGCAACAACATTTGCAAGAGCAATCGAAGCCAAGCTGAAGGAGAAGAACACATGACTGAGGATTATCAAATGACCCAAGATGAAATTGTCAAGATGGCGCGGGAAGCGGGGTTTCGTGTTGGCCCGTCCCGAGATGGGCCTGATGATGTGTGGGGCATTGGTGTAAACCTTGAACGCTTCGCTGCCCTTGTTGCCGCTGCCGAGCGTGAGGCGTGTGCAAAAGTTTGCGCAGATATTGCAATGCACAGAGAGGTTGGGTCGTATGGCATGTTGGTTGCGCACAGTTGCGCTAACGAGATTTTGGCAAGGGGTGAAAAATTAACCTAATAACATTAGACCTAGAAACTTTTTACAGTCAAGAAGTTTCACTGACCCGACTGACGACGGAGGAGTACGTCCGTCACCCTGAATTTGAAGTTATCGGTATCGGGGTCAAGATCAACGATGCCCCTGCTTATTGGATTTCAGGGTCGCGTGAAATGTTAAACAAGCATCTGAGATCCCTGCCTTGGCGGGACTCCATGCTCCTGTGCCACAACACGATGTTCGATGGCTCCGTGCTCGCCTGGACATTACAAATCTCTCCACAAAAATATCTTGACACACTGTGTATGGCTCGCGCCTTGCACGGTGTGGACGCAGGGGGCAGTCTCAAAGTCTTGGCCGAGCGGTATCAGATCGGGGTGAAAGGCGAAGAAGTTATTCATGCCAAGGGTAAGCGCAAAGCTGATTTTACGCCCGAGGAGCTTGCACGTTACGGTGAGTATTGTGTCAACGATGTCGAGTTGACTTACAAATTGTTTGGGTGCATGGCCCACAAGTTTCCTGAGTCTGAGCTAGACCTCATAAACTTAACCTTAAGAATGTACATTCACCCTGTGTTTACCGTGGATGAGAACCTTTTATTAGAAAGGCTAGAGGATGTGCGGGCGGAGAAGTCTGAACTTCTTGGTTCGCTAAAAGAAAAGCTGGGGTGCAATACCGAGGAAGAGGTAAGGAAAAAACTGGCATCAAATAAGCAGTTTGCGGAACTCCTAAAATCTTTTGGCGTAGAGCCGCCGATCAAAGAAAGCCCGACCACGGGCAAGCCCACGTTCGCACTGGCTAAGAACGATGAAGGGTTCCTTGCGCTCACTGAACATGAAGACCCGTTTATTCAGCAACTCTGTGCTGTGCGTCTAGGCACGAAGTCAACTATCGAAGAGTCCCGCATCGAGCGGTTCATCGACATTGGTAAGCGTAATCAACGCCGCTTGCCGATCCCGCTAAAATATTATGGCGCACATACTGGACGCTGGGCGGGCCAAGACAAGGTCAACTTCCAGAACCTACCTAGCCGCGACAAGAAGAAAAAGACTTTAAAGAATGCCGTTGTGCCATACCCCGGCCACTTCGTCATCAACTCAGACTCATCGCAGATCGAAGCTCGCATACTTGCATGGCTGGCTGGGCAGACTGATGTGGTGGATGCCTTTGCCCAAGGCAGAGATGTGTACTCTGAGTTTGCAACGAAAGTCTATGGGCGCCCCATATCAAAAGAGAATCCTATAGAACGTTTTGTTGGAAAAACATGTATACTAGGACTCGGGTACGGGACAGGTGCGGCCAAGCTCCAGCATACTTTAAAGACTCAGCCGCCGGGGGCCATCGTTGATGATGATGAGGCCAAGCGCATCGTTGATTTGTATCGATCAGAGAACGACAAGATCATTGACCTGTGGGCTGACTGTGATGACTTTCTTGAGAATCTTATAAGCTGGCCTAAAAACAAGAAGGACTACTACATAGGGGTTCACGACTGCGTGACCGCTTGTCCAGAGGGCATACTTCTGCCCAACGGCTTTTATCTGCACTACCCCGAGATCACCCGCGATACATCCGAAGCTAAATCTAGAATTGTTTATAAATCGCGTAGAGGCCCAGTGTCTGTCTGGGGCGGCTCAATTGTTGAGAACATTGTTCAAGCATTAGCACGGTGCGTCATCGGCGAGCAGATGCTTTTGATCAGCGAAAGATACCGACCAGCACTGACTGTGCATGATGCTGTTGTAGTTGTTGTACCAGAAGATGAACTGGATGAAGCTCTTGCCTATGTCATAGAATGTATGAACACTAGACCAAGCTGGGCACCTGGACTGCCTATCACATGTGAGGCCAAATATGGTTTATCCTACGGAGCGTGTGGATAGGAGAAATTAGTATGGAATCAGTTATCAATTGGTCTTACTCTCGTTTAAAAGATTTCATGGGTTGCCCACGTAGACACTACGAAACCCAAATCGCAAAGAACTTTCAACAGCCCTACACGCAAGCTCTACGCTACGGTAATGCAGTCCACAAAGCTCTGGAGAAGTACGCTGTAGACGGCACACCTCTTCCAAACAATTACAAGCGATACCAAGGCTATGTCGATGGTATCCTGGAGATCGATGGCAACAAGTACCCTGAATACAAGATGGGGCTGCTACCTAACCGCAAGGCTTGTGACTACGAGGATAAGAATCGGTGGGTACGTGGTATCGCTGACATGATCATCGTTGATGGTGACACGGCGCACATCGTGGACTACAAGACTGGCAAGGCCAACTACCCCGATCCCATGCAGTTGAAGCTCATGGGCTTGATGGTGTTTGCCCACTTCCCAGAAGTGCTGAATATCAAGGCCGCGTTGTTCTTCATCATGCACAACGTCATAGTTGACGAAGCCTACACAAGAGATCAAACTGACGATCTGTGGGCACACTTCACCCCTCACCTTGCTCGGTGGGAAGCGGCTCACGCAACCAATGAATGGTTAGCTAACCCGACTGTGCTGTGCGGCTACTGTGCCGTGCGAACCTGTGAGTTCAATAGGAGTTGACATGCCTTACGTTAACAAACCAAGGCCATACAAAAAAGAGTATCAGCAACAAAAAGCTAGAGGTGAACATGCAAACCGCATGGAGCGACAACGAGCTAGACGAGCTGTTGACAAGCGCGGTAAGGATGCTGATCACGATGGTACGGCAGACGCAAGAGAAGGTAAGGATATCGCTCATCGACGCGCCCTATCAAAGGGAGGTACGAATGGAGATGGATACACAATACAATCTCCAAGTGCGAATAGATCCTTTCGCCGTAACTCCAAACGACAATTAGTTTCGGAAGTTAGCAAAAGAGAGAGAAAAAAGGGTTGACATATTCAATGTAGCCCTTATAATTTACATGTGATCCAGACGGGGGGCGTTTCTCGGCAGTTGGAACGTCATAGTCGTTAGGTGTGAGTGGACACCCCAATAAACCGCATCAACTAGGCAGCGTTTACAGCTTTACATAGTGGAGCCTCCTGGCGTGTTAGGTCTAGTCGCATCGTCGGGGATTTTCCCCGACGCGTGCGTGACAAGTTAATTTAGTTATGGATAAGTTATGCAAGACTATAGCTGGCCCGGAATGTTCAAGCCGTTTGATCACCAGAAGACGACGGCACAATTTCTAACTGACAACCCACGGGCTTTCTGCTTCAACGAAGCAGGTACGGGCAAAACGTCATCGGTCATATGGGCCTGTGACTATCTGATGAACCAAGGCATCCTCAAGCGTGTGCTAATCATCTGCCCACTATCAATTATGTATTCAGCATGGCAGGCAGACCTATTTAAGACTGCTATGCACCGTAGAACAGCCGTGGCTTATGGATCGGCGACCAAGCGGTCAAAGGTTATCAACGGTGGTTACGAGTTCGTCATCATCAACTATGATGGTGTAAATATTGTAGCTAAAGATATTTATAACGCTGGGTTTGATCTCATCGTAGTTGATGAAGCCAACGCTTACAAGACCTCAACAACATTACGTTGGAAAACACTCAAGGCTTTAGTCCTACCATACACAGGGTTGTGGATGCTGACAGGCACTCCTGCTTCTCAGTCGCCTGTGGATGCGTACGGGCTTGCCAAGCTAGTCTGCCCAGAGAATGTACCAAAATTTTTTGGAGCATGGCGCGACAGGGTGATGTTCCCCGTTACTAAATTTAAGTGGATGCCCCGCCCCGGTGCTAGAGAGGTGGTCTATAAAGTATTACAACCTGCGATCAGGTTCACTAAAGATGAGTGCTTAGATCTGCCAGAGGTCATGTATCAGTACCGTAGCGCCCCGATGACTGGGCAACAGCAGAAATATTATCTATCACTCAAGAATGAACTGCTGATCAAAGCAGCGGGTGAGAAGGTCAGTGCAGTCAATGCCGCCGCTATGCTTACTAAATTGTTACAAATTTCTGGTGGGGCTGTTTACACAGACAGCGGAGAAGTGTTAGAGTTTGACGTATCGCATCGCTTGCGTGTGCTTGAAGAAGTGATGGTTGAGACTGAGCGCAAAGTTATAGTCTTCGTACCATACACGCACACGATTGAGCTTGTTCATAAACATCTTATCAAAGGAGGTTACACAGCAGAGATTGTCAACGGTCAAGTCAGCGCGGGCGAACGTGCTGCTATATTTTCTAGATTCCAAACAACGGATCATCCACGGGTGCTTGTTGTACAACCTCAAGCAGCGTCGCATGGCATCACACTTACAGCAGCAGATACGATTGTGTTTTGGTCGCCTGTCATGTCAGTGGAAACGTATATACAGTGTGTAGCCCGTATTGATAGAGTGGGCCAGCAGAACAAGATGACTGTGATTCATCTTGAAGGTTCAGAAGTAGAGAGAAAGATGTACCGCATGTTGGAAAACAAAATTGATTTACATGAGAAGTTAGTTGAGTTGTATTCATCTGAAATGGAGGCTGATAATGAATCTGAATGACATCGTCAGTGCATTTATGAACATTCGTGGTGAGCGGGAGAAGTTGGCCGCTACGTTCAAATCCACGGACGAGGCACTGAAGGCACAGCATGTCGTGCTTGAGCAAGAGATGTTGAAGTTATGTGCTGAACAAGGTGCGGATAGCATCCGTACTCAAAGCGGTACTATTAGTCGTAAAGTTAAGTCACGGTTCCACGTCACTGACTGGAATAATTTT